CCAGGTGCTTTCGAACAGACGCAAAGCTACAGGAGCGGTCTGCAGCTGCAACGAACCACCAAACAATTCTGTAGGTGTACCAGCGTCGTTGAGCAAAGTCTCAGACGCCTGGTCCAACAACTCGCGGGGAGCTAACTGATTTGCATCAGCCCCGAACATCTGGAAGTTAACAGGGAACGGTAACACCTGGAAAGACGCTGGGTCTTTCATGCGTCGCCGAATCATGCCATTAACTTGCCCGCGAAAGTCCGAGCCGTTGTAAGCCGTTAACGGGTCTATAGACATACCGCCACCAGATCGCCCTTGCGCTGGTGCCGGTGTAATGATTCGAAACGGGATGACGTAATCAAGTGCGATTGCTTCGTTAAAACGTCGCAACACTTGCACGTACCAAATCTGTCGGAAGTTCGAGATGATGCGTGGAATGCCCCACCCACGCGTGTAGATACCCGCTAGCGTTGGCTCCCGCATGTGGAATACCGCGTCTGGATGAAAGCGGTACATCTGATTGTTGGCTACAGCTTTTAAGACCTCTCGCGGTGCTCGTTCCAGCATGAACAAGTTACCGCGACCGTCTGCAGAAGATCTTAATTGCTTTTTGTAGTCTTCAGGAATTCGCCAGAGATAAGCTAGATCTTCGGAATAGGTATCGTGCAGAATCTCGATCTCGTGCGGGTTCCAGCTCTTCACCCGCAACTTCTTCTCGTTATCGTCGTCTTCGTCTTTAAGACGCCAAGGGCCTGAGTACCCCTTACCTGTTTTGCACGCAGGACAAGTAGCTACGAAAGCTTTGTCAGGGTGCCCCGGTACGTATTTGAAATTGAAAACGCGGTTACCGTGTACCTCTTTTAAAGGAGCAAGATAACCGCAACGTGGACAAGATAGAAAGCGTTTGAATGGTCGCACTACGGAGAAGAAGTGATTCCCGTAGCATTGTCTCCCGCGCAATCCGTTCTGGATAATCGTCTTGATATCCAGAGTGTCGTTAAGAAAGGAGTTCCACTTCTCGGTCTCTTCGTCCCCCGCATCTACTAATTCAACATCGGTAATGAAGTACGAAATGACGCGTTCCATCGCCATTCTATACGTACCGAACATGCTGAATATGTATTCACTCCAGTACAGGGCAGATCGCATATTTGTCGGGACCGACAGTGATGCGATATCTAGGAAAGGATCCGGGTACTGTGTACCCGCACCCAAGCCACTGAACTGGGAGAATTGTGCGCGTAGACCGAGGCTCATGTACGACCTCCATGTCGCCTAATTACTTACTTGTCTTTCTTATCCGATTTGGCACACTGAGCTTTTTCCGCCATCTGGCTCAGTATGTCTGATCCGCAACCACGATCCTTAGAACAACCGCCAGAACACTTGGTTGGTTGTGCGGTTTTTTCTTGTCCGTCTGGCGGCGTAATTTCGCCGTCAACAACTCCACGCTTTTCCATGGTTACCCCTATTCTTCAGGTTCTTCTTCTTGGTTAACGTAGTCTAACTCTTTTCCCCCAGGTTTGACCAGCACAATATGCTCGAACACCCCGCACGCGTAGGCGAGCCCAAGGGAAGCAACACGGTAAGTTTTCGATTTTTCTCGTTCGAGCTTGATATGCATGGTAAGAAGCTTACCTTCTCCAAGCTCAGGCGGACTATATTGATAACCCTGGTCGTAGCGTGTGTCGTAGATCAACACCACGCAGGTATCAGAGTCAACCACCGAATGGAAGTTCGCCAGGATACGCCCGGCTCCGGGAATGTCAAAAAACACCTGCTGTCTTGGTTTGTTCGGAAGCGGTCCGGTCACGAACGGCAAGCGTAGCGTTTCGAATCCCGTGATAACTGCTTCTGCCGGTTGTTGTGCTTGTTGTTCGTATTCACGCAAAGTTTGCGGTTCGTAATCCTCTTCTGGCTCATCCTCAACCGGCACGTTACGGTTCTTTATGTTGCGATTAGGATCACGATGCATAGGGCTTGGTCGCCTTGCCGTTGCTCGCGTCGGCATAGGGATTGGGCTAACGCCAGTTGTTGGCGGCAATGGTACGCTGGGCTGCACAGCGGCCTGCTTAATCGAGGCCAGTTGTTGCTGCATGTTTAACATGGCGTTCATCATAGCCGCCATGTTCGGATCCATTGGTGGAACCGGATAAGCATATTGCGTCGCAGGTAGTTGCGCTTGCGGTTGCACAGGTAACTGCGGTTGCTGTGGTAATTGTGGTTGCATTTGAGGTTGTTCGTAGATTGTAGGGTTAGACACCGCGTGTTCTCCGAGAACTGGGGTAAACGGGGTTACATGTATGACAGGTTCAGCGTGAGTACTTGGTGTTACGTAAGTTTTCGGCATGTACGGATTAGGTCCAGCATCCGCTTTGAACCCGTGACTACCCATATATGGTGTACTAGTGTTAGATACTGCCGCAGGGTTACTGCGGTAGGCCGCAAGCTTTGCAGGTTGCCCAAGGGAATAAAACACCTGTGACGGATGCACACTTTGCGCCATGGCGCGATGCATATCCTGTTCTCGCACTGTGCTCGGATCGAACATTACCCCACCATCGTCTGAGTAAGGATCAACGTGAACTGGTCCTGCGACTGTCGGATCGAACCCTTTACTGTCTCCGTCCTTGTTGGCCGCAGGCACTACAGCAAAAGCACCGACAAAACCACCTGGCATTTTAGACAGCTGCGCCATTTCGGGTTTATGGTAATTCTCCGCGTCAGGGGCGTGCCGGATGACGCTGTTTCCCTTTTCCCCTTCACGTCGCAATTCTTCTTTCCAAAAAGCCGCACTACTGATGTTATTCATGATAACTCCCAAGGCCGTAGTGCAACCACCAAGCAAAGCACAAGCACTTGAGCTGAAACTAAGTAGTGTATTACCTCTCATCAACACGTTAGAATGGCTTAAATTAACGCTAGAATAGCCATTTTACAGCCATTTTAGAGGGATATAATCGATTTGAACGTGTTACGATCAAATTTTAATACCCTTTTAAACTACACCCGCCACACATAGCCCCCACACTCCCCACAGAACTAGAATACATCCGCTAGAGAACTCTACACCACACACTCCACAACAGATAGAAACATAGAACGAATGCAGAAAGAAACAAGAACCACGAACCGCCATTAAACCCTGATAGAATGCGGAATCTCTAACAGGGGGCGCACTGCGCCCCCTGCGCGCTAAACGCGCTCACCCCCGCGCAGAATGCGACATACGCAACGGCCGTGCGGTGGTGGGGTTGCGGTGTCGTGCCCCTCACTAGTTCGGGTCAAATGGCAATGCGCTAATGGTCGAGCCCCCCCCTTTTTTTAGCCAATATGTATGCGCGCCCGTCTTCACGGGGCGCATTTTTTTATACAGCACGCCCCGCCCTCCCGGCGTGCCTGTTGCGCTCTAAAGTAGCACAACAGGGCCTTCGGCCTGTTCCCTCCTTCACACCGGCAGTGCCCCGCTAGGGCGGGCATGTCGGGCACTCGCGGAGTGGGCAGGCGCCCACTATTTACAATGGCGGGCTAAACAACAGCCAGGGTCACACACTCGCCGTGCGTACCGCAGGGCTTCGGTGTTCCGCCGGGCTGTTGTTTCGGAGGCCATACGCCCGCATTACGGCCCCCCCAAACCCCCCCTGCGCGGGGGGGCTTAAGCCAAGTCTGTGATACATTTCAGCAAACCACCACAAAAAATGCTTATGTGTGCATTCAGTCGCTCGCGCCTGCGCTCTCTATTCGCTACGGGTATTGCACACCCTCACGTGCCGTTCGGGGTACAAACCCCTCCGCTGTTCGCTTAGGGCTACACTCCCTCACGTGGACAAAATAGACGGCACGCTACGCGATCCGCCTATTTTGAGCCACACACCCTACGCATTTTTTGAGTCGGTATGCTTCCATTTTTTTAAGCTTCAAATTTAAAAGAAAAAAAGTAACAAAAAAAGAAAAAACCACTATAGTAATAATAGTGTAGTAGGGTAGCACAAGCTTTCTAATATGCCTAATTTAGAGGCTTTTTTATCCGTTAAATTTTACAACGTTCGCTTTATGTTCTGTGGATAACTTTGACCTTACCTGTGGATAACTGCATCAAAACTGTGGAAAAACTGTGGATAACTTGTGGATAACTATTGCTATTATACGTTTTATTCTTTTAATGATTATTGTCAAGTGGTATAATAAATCATTATGAAACTATTCAGCCGTGCGCAAGTTAATAACTGGCTACACGCGAACGTTGGCTCGCTCTATCAAACTTATGGCTATAAAGGCGAATCACTAGGTTATCAATGCCCAGGCTTGACTACAGCCTATTCAAAATATTTAGGACTTCCAAAAATATCCGCCTACTACGCAAGAGATATGTATAATAATGCAGACCCGCGTTATTACACAAGGATTAAAAACACACCAACATTTATACCACTGCTCGGAGATATTGCTGTTTTTGATAATCACGTTAGTATAGTTCGCGACGCTAATATCCTCAGCTTTGTTTCTCTCGATCAAAATTGGTTGAATTCCGGCCCAATGGGTTCCCCAGGCGCATTCTGCCGTCATAATTATCTTAAACCGCGTATGATGGGCTTTTTACGCCCTGTTAACGTTGTTGATACAGAGCACCAAGCAAACCACCCTCCACAAGCGCCTGTGACAGCTCCAATTCCACAAGATGATTCCACATACATTATTAAGAAGGGAGATACCTTCTGGGCCCTAGAAAGAGCATGGGGTATGCAAAATGGCCGTTTGACCGCATTAAATCCTACTTTAAACCCACGCAAATTGCGTATAGGGCAAAGTATAAGGCGTAAGTGAAATGATTAGTAGCGGGCGCACGACTGAATGGCTACAGTGGGTATTAGTCATCAGTGTTTTAGCGTCATCAGTATATATGGCAGTGATTAACAACAAGCCAGATATTATTTTCAACTTGACAACGTTATGTTTCGGCTACTACTTCGGCTCGAATCAAAGTAACCCACCACAATCCAGGGCATGAAAAAAGCCCCGCAAGGGGCAAGGCTTTTTTCGTCGGCTATTCCAATACTAAGTTGGAGTTACGCCTGTTAGTGCATTTGTGAATGCGAATACGTTTGCTTCACTGGCACTTGTAACTATCGCAGGTGTATCTGAACTACCTAGTCGGTAAGCGGCAGCATATGCACACCATAATGCACCACCGGCTGATACTTGTCCGTTTGATGTTCCATCAAGATCAACTGCTTCGAGTCCAACTTGAGCCGCAGCGTCATCAAAGTATCCTTTGACAGTCGCGTTTCCACCTGAGGCGTAAGCGGCTAAATCAGCAATAACATTTGCATAATTCGGGCCCATCATTTCCTTAGTCAGGTAATTAATCCAACTTTGCTGTGCAGGTACTATTGTTTTTAAATACACAGCAAGTGTCTCGGTTGGGTCACTCACTTTTGAAACCTTTGCACCGGTCGCAAAATATGAACGGTTTCGGATTTGGTCAGTTGTCTGCGGGTTACTAGGGTTTGACTTTAGTCTAGCTGTTGAGATACCTTTCCAGTTGCTATATGTTATTGCACCACCAAACGTATTTCTAGCGTCTAGTGATAAAAGAGGGGCTGTTACTTTTGCGCACATTGTTTTAATCCTTTCAAGATTAATGATTTATTTAGTGAGATTTCATATACTCACTGATGTAAACATTGTAACCGGACTTATGTCCAATATTACTGCGTTGATTATAGTTCGCCTTTTGTTCATTTGTCAAGCCCTGCCAACTTGCGACTGCGTCAGCGAATTTACTACGTTGTATTTGTTGGTCCTCTGTATTGGGGTTGGTGGTAGGATTATCACGCATAAGCACATAATAAGTTTTTCGCTTCCTGCCGGATATCCTACCAGTCTGATTATACCCTGTTACACGTTTTTGATATATACCGCCCTCCCAGTTCTCATCGCCGAATTGCGCACGGCCAAAGACTGCAAAACCATAACCCGCAGAGGTTCCGTAAATATTAGTTACGGCTAGTGATTTTAACGTATCAAATGGACTAATTTTCACTGAGTTGCTCCCATATCGCGTCAAAATATGTGATAAATTGCTCGATAGGCTCATATTCAGAAATGAATACGCTAGCTTCATAATTCTTAGTCATACCATAAGATGATAAGTTGTGACTTCCCATTGCCAATAATTCACGATCAACGGCTACCGCCTTGATGTGCATTATTGTTTTAGTATCTATACATCTTACAGGTATACCCTGTTTTTTTAACATATTTTTTGTAGCTAGGTTATCACAAATTACCTTGACCGATACACCCCTGCTTATCGCTCGGAGTATAGCCACATTAAATTTTTGCATTACCTCATCTGGCGCATTTTCGTACCACTGCCATAGGTAACTACAAATACGCAACTGGCTTTTTGTATTCTTTATGTGTTCAGTTAATGGCTTGATATAATTATGATTTAAAATAAGCTCAACTGATTTAACAGCGGGGCTAACTTCGCTACTTCGCCCTTCAAGTATTTGTAATCCTTTAGACATACTGGCGGTACTCCTTGTATTATTAATCGATTTAATTGCCTTATTGTTAAGTGTGCCCCGCATAACTGGCACTGCTTAGTTGTATATAATAATTTAATATTATCATTATAATCTTCGAATTTTTCCCTGGCTTCTCTCCGTAACCCTTCAAGCTTTATATTTGCCATGTAGTGCCTTTATTCTATCAAGCATATACTGTTCGGGTATATTCGTTTGTGGATTATCTCTGCATATTTCGACTAGTTCTTTTTCTACAATCGCAATTATCATTGCGTAGAGCTCGACCATATCTTTTGTATTGTAAAACTCCAATTTATCTGCTATCTGTTCGAGTAATCTGTCGTTTATATCCATATCCCACCCTTTCTAGGTTGTAACATTGTCTGCAACAATATTACTTGTTCCGCTGTTAGTTATTGAGGTTCCAACATTATTAGATGTTGCTATACATTTTACCGAGCCACTTGCTAGGCGTAATCTATTCCCACTTCCGGCCAAAAATCTATTTCCTGTGATTATGCTTGAATTGACATCAAATGATAAATAACCGCTACTGTTCAAAACTACGAGGTTATTCATGAACCTGAATATTTCAGATTCTAAAACAGTCGTAATTAAATCATCAAAATGGTTATTCATGATATCTCCCAAGGCTGTAGTGCCATCACCAAGCCAAGCACAAGCACTTGAGCTGAAACTAAGTAGTGTATTACCTCTCATCAACACGTATAAATCCAATTCCCCATCGCCTTTATTTTCGAATAAATTAGTTGTTCCAGAGCTATTTGTTGCGCGTATATCGCAATCTATAAAATTGAGTATACCCTCAAAATAAAATGGTACACTTGTGTCACACTCAACAATACAATCATTTAGAGTTAAATTGCGTACAATAGCATTAAAATATTCACCATTATTGGAGAACTTACAGTAACTAAATAACATTTTAGCGTCGTAAGTCAGGCTTGTGGTCGTTTGTTGGAAAAATGGGCCGTTATCACTTTTAAAATTTATGTTTTTGAATTCTTGCAATATAGTTCCATCGTCAGTTTGGTTAGGTAACATTATTACGCCACCTGTACTTTGATTAGCAACCAATATAGTCGTGTCCCTATCCTCGCCGTATAGGTTAATACTACGGTTTAAGACTATGTCAGTTCCGACCTGATGAGTACCCGCAACTAAATATATATTACCACCCCCTTTAGTATCAGCGTATGTGACAGCACCCGCAAGTGTATCAAAAGCTTCCTCGTCACTAGGGTCAACTATAGCTACATAATTCCTAGATGTTACACGTATTTTATCGTTTACTATAGACTCGGCCAAATGATCAATAACTTCGCTTTGTCTGTGCACCTCAAGTGCTTGGTCAGCAAGGTTATGAGCGTCGGGGTCATCATTGTGCGCTTCAATTTTTGCGTCAATTTCCTCGTCAATCGTTGTTGAATCCTCTGTCGTTTTTGCTAGTAAACCCCATAAAAAAGTCATAAATAAATCCTTTACATGTTATCGTAATTAGTCATGAATGTGTCGAATGTTCCAAAATAATTATCCCCGGCACCAAGGCCAGGCACTGCGCCAGTTCCTAACAAAAAGTTAGTAAATGCAGTACCTGCATGGGCAAAGAAGAGTATCAGTTCACCATATCCAGTTATATTGTTATAGGCCGGAGCAAACATTTTTAATGACCCGTCAGCAAGGTTAAGAGCACCAAAATTACCAGGTTCTGTCCAGCCCGCAGGCTGTGTAACTATAGGAATAGGCAATTCATCTGCGTGTAATACTAGCGGATAAGTACCAAGTGACGGGCTAGTACCTATTTGTATTTCAACGCGTGTCCGGCACATCTCACCACATATATATTGTACAACACTGCAATAGCCCCCTGTGCCTAAGTCTATCTCTGCGCCTGTGAATTCATACACTGATACGTCATCGTCAACCGCATATCGTGGGTTTCTGAAAAAAGTTTCTAATGCGGTTATTTCATCGCCTAAAGCTTGTAAATCCTCAGCATATATTGTCGTTTTATGATTAGAGTCATAAGTTTGTCCGACTCTGTTCAATATCTCTCGTAATGCAAAAACACTTGTCGGAAAATCTGCCATAATATCCTTATTTTATTATTGGAGTGTATCGGGGGGTTTGATATGAGCTCGCAACTCTATCAAAGGATTATCCCCCGATGTCCGGCTGGCAAGCAACCCTCATCTATAATAACGGAACGCCGTCGTTTTATCAAGCATTAAATTACATCTGTTTATTCATAATAAACGGAATCGTACGCGCTACCCGTTGGCAATAATTGCTCCTCCCAGGATTTTTCTATTTGGTAATTGATCCGCGAAAGATTATTGTTAACATCATTGCAACGGAAGTCACGAGCCCAATTAGTGCCGGTATGATACGCTCGGACATTATCAAAGTAGAACTCGCCACGTACACTGTATAAGTCAATCCAAAGCTCATAACTCCTAGCAACGCCAATGACCTCGGTGACGTCAAGAGTTGACCGGGTCCAACCAGTCGTAAGTGGTATTTCAATAGTGAAAGGCGTATCGATATCGTTACCCTGATAATGAGATGTAACAACCGCCAGGAATCGTGCATAAGCTCCGCCCGACTGAGCAGTTAAATTAGTTTTGTAACTCAGTCCTATACTCAATGGTAACATTAAAAGCTCGTCAACAGCAACATCTGTATACAAGGCTTTAGTGCCTTGCACTTTTTTTAACTTCCAATATCTGTTGGGGTGGTATTGCGCGATTTTCGCAGCGGTCGCAGGCGCTTCGATTAATATCTTACCAACTTTGTATTGATAGATATCTGATGGAGTTGCAACACCCGCAATATCATACTTCAAACGGTATGCAGTATCCTGCACAAACAAGTTCCAAGCGTTATAACTACAAGCCGAAGCGGCACTTTTCCATGCGTCTTTTTCCTCAGTTGTCAATGCCTGCCAATACGCGGATATTTGCGGTAAAAGTGAACGAGTACTCACAGCTAATTTTCTCTGTTTACTGAGCAGATGTCCTTGTTGCGCAACAGCTCCGAACCTGCGCGAATCTACACGTCGCACTAAATTATTGAATAATGCAATGAATTCATCAGGAATAGTCAAAGAACCTATAACAGCCATACGATTAATTATATTACACAATTAATATTTTTAAAAGCAAAAAAACAAAAAAAGGGGGGGGCTCGACCATTAGCGCATTGCCAACGACACCGCAACCCCACCACCGCACGGCCGTTGCGTATGTCGCATTCTGCGCGGGGGTGAGCGCGTTTAGCGCGCAGGGGGCGCAGTGCGCCCCCTGTTAGAGATTCCGCATTCTATCAGGGTTTAATGGCGGTTCGTGGTTCTTGTTTCTTTCTGCATTCGTTCTATGTTTCTATCTGTTGTGGAGTGTGTGGTGTAGAGTTCTCTAGCGGATGTATTCTAGTTCTGTGGGGAGTGTGGGGGCTATGTGTGGCGGGTGTAGTTTAAAAGGGTATTAAAATTTGATCGTAACACGTTCAAATCGATTATATCCCTCTAAAATGGCTGTAAAATGGCTATTCTAGCGTTAATTTAAGCCATTCTAACGTGTTGATGAGAGGTAATACACTACTTAGTTTCAGCTCAAGTGCTTGTGCTTTGCTTGGTGGTTGCACTACGGCCTTGGGAGTTATCATGAATAACATCAGTAGTGCGGCTTTTTGGAAAGAAGAATTGCGACGTGAAGGGGAAAAGGGAAACAGCGTCATCCGGCACGCCCCTGACGCGGAGAATTACCATAAACCCGAAATGGCGCAGCTGTCTAAAATGCCAGGTGGTTTTGTCGGTGCTTTTGCTGTAGTGCCTGCGGCCAACAAGGACGGAGACAGTAAAGGGTTCGATCCGACAGTCGCAGGACCAGTTCACGTTGATCCTTACTCAGACGATGGTGGGGTAATGTTCGATCCGAGCACAGTGCGAGAACAGGATATGCATCGCGCCATGGCGCAAAGTGTGCATCCGTCACAGGTGTTTTATTCCCTTGGGCAACCTGCAAAGCTTGCGGCCTACCGCAGTAACCCTGCGGCAGTATCTAACACTAGTACACCATATATGGGTAGTCACGGGTTCAAAGCGGATGCTGGACCTAATCCGTACATGCCGAAAACTTACGTAACACCAAGTACTCACGCTGAACCTGTCATACATGTAACCCCGTTTACCCCAGTTCTCGGAGAACACGCGGTGTCTAACCCTACAATCTACGAACAACCTCAAATGCAACCACAATTACCACAGCAACCGCAGTTACCTGTGCAACCGCAAGCGCAACTACCTGCGACGCAATATGCTTATCCGGTTCCACCAATGGATCCGAACATGGCGGCTATGATGAACGCCATGTTAAACATGCAGCAACAACTGGCCTCGATTAAGCAGGCCGCTGTGCAGCCCAGCGTACCATTGCCGCCAACAACTGGCGTTAGCCCAATCCCTATGCCGACGCGAGCAACGGCAAGGCGACCAAGCCCTATGCATCGTGATCCTAATCGCAACATAAAGAACCGTAACGTGCCGGTTGAGGATGAGCCAGAAGAGGATTACGAACCGCAAACTTTGCGTGAATACGAACAACAAGCACAACAACCGGCAGAAGCAGTTATCACGGGATTCGAAACGCTACGCTTGCCGTTCGTGACCGGACCGCTTCCGAACAAACCAAGACAGCAGGTGTTTTTTGACATTCCCGGAGCCGGGCGTATCCTGGCGAACTTCCATTCGGTGGTTGACTCTGATACCTGCGTGGTGTTGATCTACGACACACGCTACGACCAGGGTTATCAATATAGTCCGCCTGAGCTTGGAGAAGGTAAGCTTCTTACCATGCATATCAAGCTCGAACGAGAAAAATCGAAAACTTACCGTGTTGCTTCCCTTGGGCTCGCCTACGCGTGCGGGGTGTTCGAGCATATTGTGCTGGTCAAACCTGGGGGAAAAGAGTTAGACTACGTTAACCAAGAAGAAGAACCTGAAGAATAGGGGTAACCATGGAAAAGCGTGGAGTTGTTGACGGCGAAATTACGCCGCCAGACGGACAAGAAAAAACCGCACAACCAACCAAGTGTTCTGGCGGTTGTTCTAAGGATCGTGGTTGCGGATCAGACATACTGAGCCAGATGGCGGAAAAAGCTCAGTGTGCCAAATCGGATAAGAAAGACAAGTAAGTAATTAGGCGACATGGAGGTCGTACATGAGCCTCGGTCTACGCGCACAATTCTCCCAGTTCAGTGGCTTGGGTGCGGGTACACAGTACCCGGATCCTTTCCTAGATATCGCATCACTGTCGGTCCCGACAAATATGCGATCTGCCCTGTACTGGAGTGAATACATATTCAGCATGTTCGGTACGTATAGAATGGCGATGGAACGCGTCATTTCGTACTTCATTACCGATGTTGAATTAGTAGATGCGGGGGACGAAGAGACCGAGAAGTGGAACTCCTTTCTTAACGACACTCTGGATATCAAGACGATTATCCAGAACGGATTGCGCGGGAGACAATGCTACGGGAATCACTTCTTCTCCGTAGTGCGACCATTCAAACGCTTTCTATCTTGTCCACGTTGCGGTTATCTTGCTCCTTTAAAAGAGGTACACGGTAACCGCGTTTTCAATTTCAAATACGTACCGGGGCACCCTGACAAAGCTTTCGTAGCTACTTGTCCTGCGTGCAAAACAGGTAAGGGGTACTCAGGCCCTTGGCGTCTTAAAGACGAAGACGACGATAACGAGAAGAAGTTGCGGGTGAAGAGCTGGAACCCGCACGAGATCGAGATTCTGCACGATACCTATTCCGAAGATCTAGCTTATCTCTGGCGAATTCCTGAAGACTACAAAAAGCAATTAAGATCTTCTGCAGACGGTCGCGGTAACTTGTTCATGCTGGAACGAGCACCGCGAGAGGTCTTAAAAGCTGTAGCCAACAATCAGATGTACCGCTTTCATCCAGACGCGGTATTCCACATGCGGGAGCCAACGCTAGCGGGTATCTACACGCGTGGGTGGGGCATTCCACGCATCATCTCGAACTTCCGACAGATTTGGTACGTGCAAGTGTTGCGACGTTTTAACGAAGCAATCGCACTTGATTACGTCATCCCGTTTCGAATCATTACACCGGCACCAGCGCAAGGGCGATCTGGTGGCGGTATGTCTATAGACCCGTTAACGGCTTACAACGGCTCGGACTTTCGCGGGCAAGTTAATGGCATGATTCGGCGACGCATGAAAGACCCAGCGTCTTTCCAGGTGTTACCGTTCCCTGTTAACTTCCAGATGTTCGGGGCTGATGCAAATCAGTTAGCTCCCCGCGAGTTGTTGGACCAGGCGTCTGAGACTTTGCTCAACGACGCTGGTACACCTACAGAATTGTTTGGTGGTTCGTTGCAGCTGCAGACCGCTCCTGTAGCTTTGCGTCTGTTCGAAAGCACCTGG